CCAAATGCGGCACGTATATTCTTCCAAATTACGGAATCTTGACCATTGAATACATCTGCACCACCTTCAAGATGGTCGATGTCTTCCAATTCGTAGTCAAAGACAAGCGCACCCTCATTGTTAATTCCGATTGCCGTATCCATATCATACGGCAACCACACCAATTTCTTCTTTATACTCATTCGCCAACTACCTCCGTACCCATAAATGACGGGAATGCATTTTTCGCACGGCTATCTACCATCAGAAACAGTTCTGTAAACAGATAATAGAACAATGCGCTGTCCATCTCCATGTAGTTTCCCGCTTCAGCTTTAAACTTAGCAAGTCTGTATTCTGCACTGTCTGTAGTATATGTCACATCGCCATAAGTCACTGATTCAGGAAGTGCGTCACCTGTAGCCGCATCAGTATCAGTAGATGCCGCCCATGCCGCAAACTCTGCAAGTTGTGCCGGGTCTTGATACGGCGGGTCAGTATCGGGATACCTAGCTTCAAAGTCATTCAACCAATCCGTACCGCTATAATCAGCAGATTTGTACAGAACCCTGTTGCTTGTATTGTTCAGCGTTTCCCATGACTCATCACCTTCAGCAAAGCCGAATACTTCTTCTGTGCCTTTATCATTGTTAAAGTTATACTTGCCCAAGAACGTAGTATTCTCACCATCATTCCAGAACATGACAATCGGGAAACCGTCAATACCCTGTCTGACTTTCGGATTGAGCAACTGCGGCGGAGTCTTATACGGACAAGCCTCATTATACAGCCGTACCAATTCTACATTGTTTGCACCTTCAGAAGATGCAACGTCTGCTTTCATGGTAAATGTATCCGTAGGAATCGCATCATTGTTCATAGCGTATTTACTTGCCTGAGAACCGCTACTAAGAACAAAGCCGCCCTTGTATTTATCCTTATAGTTCTTTCTCGGATAGTACTGAGAAGATGTACCTTGTACATCAGACTGCACACCCGTAGCAGTAAAGGATTTTGAAGGAAGCATAGGATTTACATAGCTGATGTCTATAGTCTTCTTATCTCCTTTGTACTGCGGCAGTTCTGTAGCTGTGCGGATCATGTACGGCAGATCACTCGGAAGCTGAGAAATAACAATATTGCCATAAGCATCAAATACATTATTTCTCGTGAATCGTTCAAGCATCAGACCGCCATCCTGTGTATCAGCAATCCAGTTATCAAGAATCTGGAAACGGTTCAGATCATTGTCGTATACTCTGATGCAATACAAATCCATTGTACAATCATTTGATCCGATGCTGATATTTACAGGAGTAAGTTGTGCAAAGTCATCGTCAAGAGGATACTGTACAACACCCGATGCAATGCCGTTAATATAAATCAGAAGCAAACGGTTTTCTGCCCTCTTCTCACACACGAAGGAAATTCGCACGTGCTCGTCTTCTTTATACTGCGTGCTGATTTCTGACTGCTCAGATTTCAGATAACACCTCTGAGCGGTAACAGACATTCCTCTGTTTTCACTCAAACAGGACAATATCACAGCATCATAATTCAGTACATCTCTTGTAGCAAATTCCAGTTCGATAGTCTTGCCAGTATTACGGAAGTCTGTAGCAAACGGTTTATAAGGAATCGTAACTCTTGCATCACCTGATACACGCAGTACAGTAATACCATCTTCATCTCTCTGCCATCCGTCAGACGTAAAGTTGAAGTCTGTAAGCGTTGCGGAACTATCATTGTATGTCCATACTTCTGGATGTTCTTCTTGATTGCTTCTACCCTGAGAAGAAAGATATAGTGCAAGATTTTGTGTTTCTGGCTCTACATCGATCTCGGATTCCTCAACTGTGATATTGATAGTTTTTGTAGTTTGTCCGCTTACGATACGGATTGACAACTGACCATAATCATTTGCACGATAGGTGTATGTCTGCTCTGTTCTATCCACAGTCTGTGTTGACACAAGCGTATTGTTTGCGTAAATCTTCACCTCGGCAGTAAGCGCAGTAGGATCATAAACTGTATACGGAATCTGAATAGATGCGTACTGCTGTTCTGTAGTTTTATTATACGGACTTACAATAATAACATCCGTATCAAGATCACCCAGTGCGATAAACTCAAAATACAGTTCGTTAGACTGTACTGATTCACCGTTTATCTCGGTAGTAAAATACACCCTCAGAGTATGTCCACCATGAGACTGTTGTGCAAAAGTCTGTGTCAACTGTCTGCCAGATACAGAAGTCTGGTATGTAGCAACTTCCTGTCCATCCAAAATGAAATGAACAGTTTTGTTGACAGCACCAACAGGTGTATACGGAAACAGAATAGCACCCGTAAACGGACTCGATACATCGAAAGTTGAACTGAGCGAAAGTGCTATAACAGTTATGGAGAAATTGATTGTCCTTGACTGACCGTATACATCAGATACCTGTACTTTAACTACATTCGATCCATTAGATACATACTGACCAAGATCAACTGATACATTTCCCTGTTGAATTTCTAATGATGCTCTAAATGCACCGTTATTTGTGATTCTAAGCGTTCCATTTCCAGTAGGCATATCATCTTCAATAGAAGACCATGTAAGAGATATAGGACACGTACCACCACTTGCAATAGTTTTAGACAGCCAACCAGAAGTATTAGTAACAGTCAGAACTGCATCGACAGTTTCTCCACCGCCACCTCCTCCACCACCGATTCCAGTGATTTCAAAAAGAACTGTACCGTTATGCGTAAAATATGCTACTCCATTTTCCACATAACCATCATCGACATATCCTTCTGCGGCAAGTTCGGCATTATCAATGCGCTTATCCATCGCATCAAGCTGATTAGCTGTTTCAGCGGAAAGTGCTTCGGCATTTCCTGCCGCTTGTAATGCCTGTGTAGCAATTTCTTCCGCATTTGTCTTGATAGCGACAATCTGCTCAGCCTTCTGATTGATTGCATCCACGTTATTTTGATATGCTTGATCGATAGCTTCTATTGCTTCTGCTTGTTCTCTTGCTACAACTGCTTCAACTGATTGCAATGTGGCCGCCGCATCACTTGCTGACTGAGACGCTTGTTGTGCTTTTATATTTACATTAGTCTGGGCTTCTTGTATATTTTGTGCTACAGTTTGTACATCATTATATACATCTTGAACTTGTGTAAGATAATTACCAAGTTCTTCATATGATGCTAAACGTTTAACATTTCCTGCTGCAGTGCAAACATAAATGGCTTTGCCATCAGTGCTAGTTGGATCGCCACTCTGCACTACAGCAATTTCTCCGGGAACCATTTTGCTAGGAACAAAATTTTGGTATTCCCCTCTACGATTTTGTATTGCCATATATTACTGCTCCCCTTTATTCTTTATAACCTGTATCTACACGTTTATATACTTGATGCAGTAACGGGAATCCATCACTTGCTACTATGACCGCCGCATGAGATGGTATATTACTTACTGCTGCCGCCGATAGTACTTCATGATATTTACTCTCTGCTTTTCTTTTTGCAATTTCTGGATCTTCATCATAAGCAATATGCTTAATATCTCCGAATGACCCATCTTCATATTCTTGCAATTCAAAAATGTAATACTGTGTCATGCATTTGTCCTTTCTTCTAATAATTGATTTACAAGTCTTTCTAACTGATTAACACGTTCTGTTAGCTGTTCTATTTGTTCATGCTGTTCTTGTATCAGGGACAACATCGGTGGTATAATTCTACGTTCATCCCATGATTCAATATCATCAGGATTTTCTGGGTGATGAATTACTGCTGACGGATAAACATCTGCCACATCCTCCGCAATGAATCCGGGAAGTGTATTGCCGTACATATCAGGATATTGCAGTGGAACTTCCAGATTATATCTGAATTGTTTTGGCTTCAGATTGTACAGCCTGTGTGGGTCAAGAATGTCATCGTGTAGTGGCTCAATGTTGTGCTTATATCGGATGGATGATGTGGAATTCATAGCAACACTACTAGATCCATACATTAGTGTTCCACCGGTAACACGCAATGAATAAGAGGTACTGTTTTTCCCGTATGGGTGAATCGCAAAGGCACCATTATGAACTGAAAAATATGCATTTCCCGCCTCTATTGTAATTTCATTATTTGTACCATTTGCGTGAAATTGCGTTTTTAAAGTGCCGGAAGAATAACATCTTATATCAAGGTCAGAACTTCCCAAAAGCATCCCTGTTTTTGCTTTTAAAGTAGATGTGCCCCAGTTATTGTCTCCCATAGCCCACGTGTTTGTACTATCAGTGTGTCCAATCAAGAACGAACCGTCATCCGTGAATTCCCATATTTTTAAATTACTACTTATTTTTATTGCCGCTGTATCTTTTATAGATAATACACTGCCGCTACCACCCGCCATCTGAATCCCATCTGTGCTATTTAACACTATGCTATTATTCGTTTGTTTTATTTCAATCCCAGATGATCCCAGACGGATATTCCAATGATAAAGTCCTTTAGAAAAACCTAAATAATATGACAAATAATCAGTACCATCTTTACGTACTCTTTCTGTTACATATTTGCCATAATTAGATATAGACCCTCCTGTAGGTATTTCATCTAATGAATTAACTTCCGTAGCAATAAAAATATCTCTAAAAACACTATCTCTAACAGTAACGATTGCGTTTTCCATCATTGGATAACTTGGTACATCCTGTACTGACCACACTGACATCAATTTATCATTTGCATCAAAAGCACGAAAACTCATGTTTTCAATTTCGCCTTTAATTAAATAATTAAAGTTTGTAATGGCATAAAACGTATAATCATATCCCAGATTTACAGTGGTATTATCACTTGCCATTGTCAGCTTTCCAGTGATGTCTGCACCGTCTTTATCCCACTTACCAATTTTTACATTATTAGCATTATAAACTTCTAGTAAACCATTAACATTATCTACTCCACCAAGCTTCAGTGTTCCACTGTGTATCCAGTCAGCGTTAACGCCTATTGTATTAAGAATAGAAGCAATCAACTGTCCGTCTACAGTCAAGCCATACCATATAGGATTTTGAGCCGTACCGTTTGCAGTCACAGTAATACCAACATTCGATACCATGATACGAATAGCAGACTCATTAAGTAACGGCTTATTATGAAGATAATGAATAACGCTTTGATCCTGCTGTACTACATCTGTGGAGTACAAACCGTTTGCGTTGTTTATCCGATCTATAAGGTCCTCTTCTGCTTGTTCCCATGCGTTCTTTTGTTGGAGTAATTTCTTCCGTAATTCAACATAAGACTTGGTTTGCTCTGTGTACCGTGTAGCTGAATTTCTTGCAGGAGTACTTGCACCACAAACCGTAGTCTGAGACGAACCTACATTGAAATTTGTTCTTGTTACAAGTATCCGATACTGGTTGTTT